GCCTCGAAGCGTTCGGCGTCGCGGTCCAGAAGTTGATCGACGAAGCCATCAGTGCGCGCGATGCGAGCGGCATCGAGTCGCGGTGGATCGAGGATCTGCGGCAGTACTACGGCTCCGAGATCTCGCAACACTCGTACAAGTCGATGACGCAGATGGCGCAGGAGGGGGCGACCGATGCGGTCGTCTCGGGTGAGAGGACTACGCGCAGCAAAATATCGGTCAACATCACGCGCCCGAAGACGAACGCGGCGATCTCGCGCATCTCGGAAATGATGCTGCCGACGGATGACAAGAACTTCGCGATCAAGCCGACTCCGAACCCTGACCTTTCTGCAGACCTGACCAAGGGTCACGGGACGGTGCTGACGGTTGGTGGCAAACCGATCATGAAGCCCGACGGCACCGAACTGACTGCCGCCGACGCTGCGAAGCAGGCCATCGATGAGGCCGCCGAGCGTGCGAAGCGGATGGAGCGGGAGATCGAGGACCAGCTTGTCGAGTGCAACTACAACGCCGAGTTCCGCAAGGGCATCTGGGACTTCTGCGTCCTCGGGACGATGATCCTGCGTGGCCCATTCGTGAAGCGGTACATCGGCAAACGGTGGACGAAGCTTCCGAACGGTTGGGCACTCCAGATCGAGGAGAAGTACGCACCAGCGGTTGTACGCGTGAGCCCGTGGAATTTCTACCCTGACCCCGCTGCAGGTGGCGACATCGAGAAGGCGCGGTACGTCGTGGAAGTCGAGGAGTTCAACGCGAAGACTCTACGCGAGTTACGTGGGCAGCACGGTTACATCACGAGCCAGATCAATGAATGCCTGAACGAGGGGCCGAAGGCTTCCAAGGCTGGCAGGGGCCGCAGGGTAGGAATCGACCGGATCGTGCCGGGCGAGTATGTGACGCCGGATGACGCGGTCTTCGACGTGTACATCGTCCACGGAGAATTCACTCGTGGCGACCTTGAGGCTGCCGGTGTAGAAGGGTGCGAGTGCCAGAACGATGATGAGCGTCAGGACGCAGTCAGCGGGTGCGTGTTTATCTGCAATGGGCGACCGATCAAGGCGTACCTGAACCCGCTCGACTCCGGTGAGCTTCCGTACTCGGTGGCGCAGTACGAGCGGATCGAAGGCCAGATGTTCGGAGTCGGCGTCCCCTACATCCTGCGTAATCCGTCGAAGGTCGTGACCGCCGGGTGGCGGATGATGATGGACAACGCGGCACTGTCATCCGGCGGACAGATCGTCATCAACCGCAAGTTGATCGAACCTGCTGACAAGTCTTGGGCGCTCACCGGGTCCAAGATCTGGTTCTCGAAGGACGGAACAGTCGACGTCGGGCACGCGTTCAAGACGTACCAGTTCGACACTCGGCAGAACGAGATTCAGGCGATCATCGAACGCGCACTAAAGTTCGCCGAAGACGAGTCGAGCATCCCGTCGCTGCTGGAGGGGAATCAGGGTGGCGCGCCAGATCAGGTCGGGTCGATGACGCTGCTGTACAACAACGCCAACACTGTGCTCCGTCGGCTCGTGAAGACCATCGATGACTGCATCACGGACACGATGATCTCGCGGTTCTACGACTGGAACATGCAGTACAACGATGACGAGTCGATCAAGGGCGACTTCCAGATAGACGCAAGAGGTTCGTCTGCACTCATCCAGCGCGACATGCAGAAGCAGATGCTGCTGCAGATCGCAACCTATGTGCTGAACCCTGTTCTTGCGAAGTTCCACAAGAACGAGGGGTACGACTGGCTCAAGTCGGTCTACGAAATGAACCAGATCGACGCGAAGAGCATCCTTGTTGGAGAGGATGAGGCGACCCGCATCATCCAGCAGATGCAGCAGCAGCCTCCTCCGCAGGATCCGAAGGTGGCCGTTGCACAGATCAAGGCGCAACTTGACAGCGCCAAGCTGCAGGCTTCGATGCAGGATGCGGAGCGCGAGCGTCAGGCCGACCTGCAGAAGATGAACCTGCAGTATGAGCTTGAGGTGATCAAGTATGCGAACGAGAACAAGATGAAGCTTGAGGACGTTAAGGCGAGGATGACGGAACTTCTTCTGCAGCAGCGGCACGAAGAGCGTATGCAGCAGAGGGAGCTTGACATCAAGGCCAGATTTGGCACAGGCATCTAAGGAGAAGTAGATGGCAACGATTTCTGCGACGGTGAGTCGCATTAGCAACAACTCCGTCGTCGTTACGTGGACCGGCGCCACCAACGGCGACACGTTCGAACCAGTCCCGACCGAGTTTGCGGACTACTCTGACCGGAGTATTCAGGCGTCCGGGACGTTCGGTGGTGCGACCATCAACCTGCAAGGCAGCAACGACGGGACCAACTACGCGAACCTTAGCGACCCGCAGGGGGTGGTGATCGGTATCACGTCGGCAGGGATCAAGCAGGTGCTCGAAGCTGTCCGGTACCAGCGGCCAGCGATTTCTGGTGGTACTGGTTCTTCCATCAACGTGACCATGTTCCTGCGCCGTGGGCGCGGCGGCAAGGAGGTCTGAATGGCTACTGGAAACTACCACCGTTCGCTTGCGAGCCTAGACCAGCTTGCGCGGTTCCTCCGAGACGTCAACGAGGCGGCGGAGGTCATCCGCACGGTTGGAGACTACGAGGGGCGCGTCGAAGACCTGAAGGCTGAGATCGCCGACCTTGGCAAACAGAGGGAAGCTGCGTTGGCAGAGCTACAGAGCACCAAGCGTCTGGTAGCCGAAGAGTCTGCCAAGGCCGACAGCGTGCTCCGTGATGCGCAACGTGAGTCGACGGAACTTCTTGAGTCGACTAGGGTTGCATGTGAGGCCAAGATCGCCGAGTCCATCCGTAGGGCCGACGAGATAGTCGCGAACGCGAACGCGAGGGCCGAGTCTATTGCAAAGGCGACCCGCGAGACGGTGGATGCAACGAGGGGCGAGATTGCCAAGATGAAGTCAGAACTCGGAGACCTTGAGAAGAAGGTCGAAGAGAAGAAGGCGGAGCTTGCAGACATCCAGTCGAAGATCGCCAAGGCCCGCGAAGCTGTGTCGAAAATGTTCGGAGACGACTAATGAAACAACCGAGGAAAGTCAGCCTGATCAAGGTTTGGGACTACCCCAAGAACGACTACTCCGCCTATTGGGAGATCGTCGTCACTGTGAGCGACAAGTACGAGTGGTCGGCCAAGATCCTCTCGTACGACCCTGTAGCTTGGGAGCACGGCGGGTCCGTGACGAGCGAACGTCCAGATGTCCCGTGGCCAACGTACCCGCCAGACCTGCCTGCTGGCGCGACGGAGGAACAGCGTGAGGCTCGCCTGAAGCTGATCCACAAGTTGTGGGAGGAGTCGCCCAAGCCGATCCACCTTCTTGAGGAAGGATCTGGATCGGCGGCTTCGCGCGACGAAGCTGACGAAGCTGCGCAGAAATGGGTTCTGTCGCGCATGGAAAAGTACCGCCGCGCAGAACCGCTGCACCGGTATACGGACGAAGAGGTCGACAACTTGGTCGCCACCTTCGACCTTGCGCGCAAGTCGCTGGATTTTGCACGCGTCGACGAGATACGTGGCCTCCTGAAGGCTCAGGGGATCGTTCTGGATGAGGGGGAAGTCGTCTGGTACGGTGGCACAACTTCTTGGAAGAGGGTGTAGATGGCGCAACAACTTTCTCTCGCGGGGTCGATCCGCGCAAACATGCTCAACCAGATCCGCGACGCAATCGACGCGGGGTCTGGATCCGGCCTACTTCGCATCTACAACGGGACACGTCCGTCTACTGGTGGTGCGGTTACGACGCTACTTGCCGAGCTTACGTTCTCCGACCCGTGCGCTCCGAACGCGTCAGGAACTACTGGTGGCGCAGCTACGCTGACGTTCAACTCGATCACTGCGGACTCCAGCGCAGACAACACAGGCACAGCGACTTGGGGGCGCATCGTCGACTCGTCGGGAACGTTCGTTGCAGACTTCAACGTCGGAACGTCTGGTGCCGACTTCAACCTGAACACGACTTCGATCAACGCAGGCGTGCAGGTTAGCTGCACGTCTGCATCCATCTCTGCGGGGAACCAGTGAGAGTAACCGTAATCGATGTTATCGAGGCGCTCAACCGTGGCGGCCAGATGACTGTTGCGGAGATCGTCGAGGCCACCAAGATGAACGTCGACACCGTGAGGGACACGTTGGCGACGCTACTGAAGGCTGGCTGGGTTTACCCGTGCGGGTTCAGGAGCAGAGTCCCGGGGAAGATGAAAGCTGTAGTTTGGGAGTCTGCTGTACACAGATCGGAGAGGAGAGAATGAGGTCGACAGTTTTTGCAATCCTGCTGGCGGCAGCATCTGTTGCTTTTGCCGGTGACGCGCGCGTGTGCCACACGAACCCCGATGACATTGCGAGGAACGCTGAAGGCAAGATCAGACGGAGTCAGGATGCGAAGCACAGGTTCGCGAAGGAGCACCCGTGCCCGTCTACAGGCCTCACCGCTGGAGCATGTGCAGGTTGGTACATCGACCACGTCATCCCTCTGGCATGTGGCGGGTGTGACGACGTTATCAACATGCAGTGGCTTCCTGAGGGC